CAGTAACCTAGAGGAGTTCCAGGTTTAGGTAACAAGATACCAGGGCAAGAAATAAAAGGTTTCTGAAATTTATTCATCCAAAAATTGCGGTAACGCTGACAACTGTGCATCCAGGGTTACGTGCTAATGCAACTTTCTTGGCATCAGAATAGTCAACAGCAACTACATTTTCCTCAAAAACTGTGCCTGCCTTGAACAGAGTGACTTTGCAACGCATGGTGGATTCCTCTCGGTGTTGTTATTATAGCAGATCAGAGCGATCTGATGAAGGATAAATCAAAATCTTCAGATTCTCTAAAGTAATCGCGCACTTCCTCCCGCTCCTCTAGGCGGTTATAACCAGTGAGAAAGAAGTCAGAGATTTTAGGGTCTGCACTCGCCTTCACACAAGCACCATTGTCTTTGATGTTCTTTAATTTTGAATTAGGAATACAACATCCCTTCCCCTTCTTTACATCAGTGATAATAAAGTAATCAGCAAGTTTGTCCTCATATTCTCCCGCCTGACGACGATTCTTAAGAATCAGTCCTCTCACCGCCATCTGGGATTTATTCCTAAATTGAGTTACTTTTGATTCATAAGTTGTTCCATTGGGACCAATCAAATCAATGCCAGGAAGATTTACTCTAGTGAGAAGACCATTACTATACTCAGCAAGTGCTTTCTCTACAAGTTCTCCTGCTTTGGGATACCTTAGATTGTTGTCAGTGTAATCATGAATCGTTTCTAAGAGTTTAGATAAACGATCAAGTTGAAATGTGTTAAAGTCAATCATCGGCGGATTACGGAGATTGCAGGTTCACCCTGCTGGAATACGGTGTCAACAACTGCCTGAACGCTTCTAGCGGTGCCTACACCCACTCTATCGTAAACAGGAACACAAACCAACCCAAAGGTTTTTTGAACGCCTCCTAGGCGTATCACACGCCCGATGGATTGGGAGATTCCAATATAATCCATATTACGCATAAACAACACAGCATCAAGTCCTTTGACGTTGATACCCTCAGAGAGAATAGAGTGGTGCATCACAACAAAACGAGTGTCATCTTCACCCCAAGCATTCAAAGTTTTGAAAAACTTTTCGCGTGAAACTTTCTGACCATTGATGATTGCACCAGTTTTGGATGTAATAATCATCCAGTTGTATCCACGTTCTGTAAGTCTTTCACAGAACTCAGATTCAGAAACAAGACGCATAATCTGTTTCGTAGAACGTGCAGCGATCAAGATCTTTGCAGGTTTTTGATCATCTATTGTCTCAAGCAGATTAGTGGAATCACTCTGCTGATATTCTCCTCTTGGCAATTCTTTGACAATGACTTTTGGAGGTAAGATGTAACCTTGATCAACAAGATGAGGAGCACTAACATTACAGATAACTTGTCCATAAACTTGACCATCATTCATTCCTGGTTTGAATACAGTAAGACTATGCTTAGGAGTAGCAGTAAAGAAGTAGCAACGATCAGCATCGTTAGAAAAGAACTCAGTGGCAGGAAAAAAGTTACGCTGAACACTGTTATGTGCTTCGTCAAAGTAAATTGTATTCACTTTGATTTCTGCTTCCATCACACGATGTAGAGAATGATATGTGGTAAAAATAAGTTGCTTACGATATGCTTGTCTACTCCAGTTACTAATCAGTGCGGGTTTGGTGCTACTGAAGTGCTCAGTTTCCCCACTATGAACGTGAAACACAGCAACATCATCGATGTGCTCTAAAAACTCTTTACATAGTTGTTGAGCAAGTAGAATCCTAGGAGCAACAACAACCAAAGTGGTACGATAACCATCCAATGCCTGAAAGGTATCGATAGCATTTTGTATCATACACATAGTTTTGCCACCACCCGTGGGGATGATGACCTGACCTTTTTCATTCGCCAGCATTGCGTCAACTGCTTGGCGCTGGTGTGGGCGGAGATTGATCAAGTGCTGTCTTCCTTTGTATGAATATATTATAGCAGAAAACCGCCCACCAGGAAACCCAGTGGACGGTCTGTGAATTGGTCGTCAACGTAAGAGGCAGTAGGTGCCTCTCTGGTTAGGATAGAAATAGATACGTCCATCGTCACGTAAAGCTTGCAATTCTGCAAGGATTGTGCCGCGATAACTCTTTTCACTCTTAAATTGACTTAGAGCAAAGCGATATGTGCGAACAACATCATATGCTTGCTGTGCAGTAAAGTTCTCATTCACCCCAAAGTTTGATGAAAGCAACTGATAAGTAAGTTCCAAGAGATTTACTGATTCATACTTAACAGGTTCTTGAACTTTCTTGGTATTGCGAATCCGAATCAGTTCATCATAACAATCGGTGTCAACAATCTGAGGTGGGCGAGAACCGAGAACAAGATATTCGCGGAGATCTTCTTCACTATCAGAGTAAACTGAACTCAGATTGTCAAAGATGCCATCAAGTTCATCCAATCGGTTGTTGATGAGGAGTTCAATCTCATCAGCAGTGTTGATATTGGTGGTATTCACATAGAAGTTCAAACGTGTCTTAATACCTTTTGCAGCGTTTGCAAAGAAGGTAGGAAGGAAATCACGTAACCAAACTTTCTGACTCGCCTCAAACAAACGATCAACTATTTTGGTAGTAATTTCAGCACCACCGTCAAGAATGGTAAAGTTACAGTTTGAAAAGAAACGAACCACTTGAGGGCGAGTGTAATTCGTCAAAAACGAATCTTTCACCTCAGAATTAAGAATATTCTTCTTTAAGTTATACCGAGTGAGTGCAATTTCATGAATTGCAAACGTTTCAACCCATTCGTCAATCATATTTTGGGTGATGTTAATACCCTTTTCTTGTTGACGTCTAACCCAGGCAATTCCGCGTGCCTTGTAGTCATCATAGTTGGAAGAAGTACCATCAGGTTGTGGTTGCCAAAGCAAACCAACTTCATCCATAACGTCACCCTCATCATATCCTTCATTAATGTCATATACATCAATGAGCATATACTTATACCCGTTAGCAGAGTACCACAACCAACGATGATTGCCGTTGATTAGGAAATCTTCAAGGTCACCATTCTCCTTCCGAAGCATTACAGGAGGGAGTTTTCCTACTTTATATCCCCTTTCAAGGGATTTTCCCACAGTATCAAGAACGCGACCATCATTGCCACGCTTTCGTCCAGAATTTTTCTTGAGTTTGATGTCTTTTACATCCACAAAAGTGGTGTAAAGATACTTACAAGAAGCATACTTAGGGCGTTGATACCCACGAACTTCTTTTACCAGTTCGTTACGCTCTTCCTCTGTCTTAGGATGTGGAACGTAATTTTCAGGAATGTTGATTCCAAAACCTTTATCAGACATAATCAGTTAGTTAATGCAATGTGCAACGTAGTGAGGAATCCCTCAACCACAAACACAATATACAACGAATCCGATGCCCTGTCAACCCCTCATTGATTAGAAGAACTTATCTAACCCAACTGGTTCCCCAAAGGAATAATCATACTCTAGTGCATCAGCACACACATAGTGTGGGTGAGTGACATCAACACTAAGATTGGCACACAATTCTTTATGATTATCTTCCATCATCTCTACTGCATATAACATATGATCTTCGGTATGATATTCTAGTAGTTTTTTCTTGAGTGCAATCAAAAAGTTTCCACATCCAGCAGAGTTGTCAATAAAGGTGCTCTCTGGATCTTGTAGTAATTTAATATCAATCTCATCAATCATACTCTCAACAAGTTCCATCGGAGTGAATACTTCTTGAGTCTCTTTAATTCTTTCATCAGATCTTTGAATATTAGATCCGACATCAATATTATGTTTATTCTTTGCCATCTTTTTCCTCAACACATTTCATATAGGTTGTAATCAAGTCGTTCTTTCCAAAATGATATCGACCATTGCATTGACCTGCTGCTTCTCTAAACTTATCAGCAAATTCTACCATATTATCCACTACTTTAGAATCTCTTACTCTGATGAAATGATGACCCTTAGCATAGTGAGTAAAGTTCTCTGTTTTAACTCTACCACTAGGACCA